TATCATTAATATTATTACGAGTACAGGTTTCCGTACTCTATTCCAAAAGTGTTTTACAGTCTTTCCCATTTAGTTCCTTCGCATTTGTGCATATTCGGTTGCGGCCTTTTGTCCGTTCTTGTCATCATCGTCTGCAAACACAGGCACAAGGTTTGACTTGTGCATCATAGCAATACCTACAAGTTTACGTTCACCTGTATAGTGCATTGGTTCTTTCTTCTTTGCAGGACCAAAACTGTCCTTAGATGATAATGATGGAATGTGTTCAGTTTCGCGAACCTGTGGTCCAGAATAATGCCACGGTGTACTCATAACTGTTTCTGTCTTACGTTTGTAACGACCGTGGATATAATCTATATAGTCATCAAGTGTCATTTGCATATGATGGCAATGTACCCTACGCATTTGTTTATTATGTTTCTTTAACTCCGAGGTCCACTTCTCTATTTGCTTTTTTGTAAATTTTGTTTTCTTCTTAGGCTTACGAGTATTAAGTGTTGTAAGTCCTCGTTCAAGATGCATCGTCATAAGTAATACCTCAAAGTTAAAATTGTATTATAAATGTAACATATATTTTGGTGTTTGTCAACGATTAATGAAGTAGAATTGGTTGATCGAAAAACGTCCTTTACCAATAACTGTGGATACTTCATGTTGCTCAAAACTTGGAAATAGAATAATAGTATTGTTATCCATGTGCGGAGTATATTCATACTCTGGGAACTTTAGTTCTCCGCCTGTAAATTCTTTGGGTACTTTCCAAAATGTAGTTACTGCACTAATTGTTGCATGATCGGCATGATGTGCATATGAACTACCATCTGGATAGTAATTTACCTGTGTTAAATCCTCATTAGCCATATCCAAATATTTCATAAAAGGATTTTCTTTTAGTTCATCTGTAATACTATAAATTAATCTGTTTGCTTGAAGTGTATGACTTTTGGTTCTGTCATCTTTGTAATACCAATCCAAACTTAATCCAAGCATTCCATTGCTTCGTGGATCACCTGTTGCTCTCTTGTCTGCAAGAACAGGACTTAATTCATTAAGTTCTTTCCAAATTAAACTTTCATCACGTGGCGAATAGTAATCATATATAATGGTATGATTAAAAGGCACGGTTAGATTTATTATTCTCATATTATTATTATACTTTCTTTAGTTAATAAAGTCAACCGGAATTGGCAGAGGACCAAGGAATTGAACCCTGTCTTGCTGGGTTGGAGCCAGCCGTGCTACCGTAACACTTGTCCCCTATATATTACTTTGTAAAACGTAAACTGTAACTTCTACCGTTATGTGTAAAACGGACGGTTGAGTGTGAATACACTTCAGCCTGTGATTCGTTATAACGTGTTTCTACAGTACAGAACCTTGCAGTTCCTGATTTGGCTTTACTATTGTTGTGTCCAATAATGCCTCCAAGTAGGGCTCCAACTGCTCCCCCATTCTCAACATTTTTGGTTACGTTATTACCAATGATGCCACCTACGATTGCACCAGTTAACATGTCTCCTGACTTGTCCCCTGATACTGGTCTGTCTGTGCATACTTGCACTTCATATGGTTGCTTGTTAATAACAGTTTTGTAATGGTCTTGCACTACTGCAATCTCAGCCTGTGCTGATGATACGGTAGCCATAAGAAAGGCTCCTGCTAAAATACCTGTTCTCATTTGATTGTCCTTCTCTGCCGACGGCTTTGTTAAGTGCAACTTTTCTGTTGCCAGGTAAGTTGCCAACCCCGTCACATAGTTAGACTATGCGGCAAGAGCAAAGTTTTCGTTTGCGTCTATAGTTTTGCTTGATTTACGGTCATCGCCTACCGGTAACTCCACAATGCCTAATCCGCCTGTCGATCCTACATCACCCCCTCAAAGCACACCGTGATGTGTTTTAAGTGATTGGTGGAGGTGCCGGGAATTGCACCCGGGTCCAGTTCGTTGTCGCCACGCTTCAACGTTACAATACTATTTAAACATCTTTAGGCTAAGATGTCAACCTCTTTTTTAACTTTTATTGCTTTTTTAGGCTGTTTAATTGGTTCTAACCAACTATCTGCTATGTAGGCTTGGGGACTTGGCCCAAGTAATGTTGTGATGTCTTCTGCTTCTATCCACCAGTAATGGTCAGATATTAAGCATTGGCAAGGCATACCTCTGAATTGGAATTGCTCGCCTTTTTCAAACTTTCCTATATACTCTTTTACTTTTACTATCAAGCCAACATTTTGTGGTCGTATGGAAAAAGTGATGTGGGCTACATCGCCTTGAGTACACTTCATAGGATTAGACTTTTTTAAGATTGCCGGCGACAGTTTTGCCCCTGAACTCTACTTCGTCGTATGTTAATGCCATACCTTCAACGATAGAGTCCTCAACTATGCCTGCTTTTTTGAATTCTGAAATATGGACAAATATGTCCTTAGTTGCACCACTTGGCGTAATGAAACCAAATCCTTTTACAGGATTATACCATTTTAAATTTCCGTTGTTCATTATATTATTAAGTACCCTCTAATTTATACTTATATTTAGTTATAGGAATCTATTTATCAAGAAAACAGTACAAAAAAGTACTGTTTCCTTGTATTAAGTTTATAGAAATTAAAGAGCGTTTTTCTTCTCTTGAATCTCAGCACGTCTTGACTTTGCAAGTTTACCCATGTTACCTAAGGCTTTTCTTGCTCTTGCCGCCGCCGCTTTGACATTCTTTGTATCGAATGACTCTGACTCTTTTAAATAGTTTTCATATTCAGCAATAATTTGCTCATGAATTGTTGACATATCTTTCTCCTGTAATGTGTTTATAAACGGTGCTCCAGAACTTTGCAAGTGGAATACCGTCTACGAATTCGTTCTTATTATATTCGTGTTCGATGATGATAGGGTTCAGTCCAAGTCGTTTACCGACCAATGCATTTTCTACCTTATCTTCTATCCACCAGGCCCCTGAACCTTCGTACTTTGCAAGTGCTTCATCTTTGTCAGCACCCGTAGGCAAAAAGGTAATGTCGGAAATAGTGCCTTTACCAAACACATCTTCGCAGTTCATTCTGCGTAGTGCTTGTGCAGGCCTGTCCGTGTGTAATGATGTGATAGCCTTAAATTCATAGCCTTTTTCTTTAAGTGCTTTCATAACCTCTACACTGTCTCTCAATGGTTCCAAGAAAGCGATCCAAGCACTTCTGTTGAAATACTCGATTAAGAACTTGCCTTGTTCTACACTTATCTCTTTACCATGTCGTTCTTGCATCCATTCAGTAACTTTGTATTTTGTATTGTCTACTTCAACAATATTTTCCAAAGCCATGAATTGTAAGAAACTGTTCTTCCAGTCTAAGACTGTACCGTCAATATCGATTAAAATTAATTTGTTGCTCATGATAATGTTTTAATCCCTGTGGTTACTTCAATATACTTCTTCTGTGTCTCCTTCTCACACTCTGCAATAACCATTACACTTGTTCTTGGTAGTGTAATATCTGCAAGTGGATTAGCAGTCATCATAAAGGAACCTAACACAAGACCTTTTGGACCTTGCATCAGTGTTAACGGCTTATGCAATTTGTAAACATCATCTCCAATAGATTCAATACGAGCAACTATCTCTTCTCCTGATACGAGTTTGATAGATACAGTATCTCCTTTTTTGTATGGTGTTTCAATTAGCATTATTGTTTAATTCCTTCCATTCCGGTTTCTTCAACATATGAAGCCAAAGCCTCATAGCCTCCTATATACTTACCGTTAAGGATAATTTGCGGTACCGATCTTGGCTGTGGCATACCATTTACTTCAAATTCTTCAAGTAATTGCTCACGGGTTAAGTCTGTTCCGACTTCTTTTACTGTGTATTCAATATTCAAATTATCTAATAGTGCCTTTGCTTTAACACACGAAGGGCAAGATGGTTTTGAATAAACGACTGTTGGTTGTTTGCTCATTGTACTTCCTTTGCTTTTGGTTATAGAGTAAATCCTTTGAACGTATCTTTTTCTACGTCTTGTTTAATTCCACCAATTAGATAACTCTCGACTTCTGTTTCTTGTGGTGCGACTTGTAATCCTGCACTTGACAACCAATGTTGTGTCCAAGGTAAAGGATTAGTGTTAAGTGGACGATCGTAAATTGTTTTAAGACCAAGTGCTTTCAATCTCTTGTTAGCAATAAACTCTACATAGGCATGTAGTAAGTTCTCGTTCAAACCAATAATTGATCCGTCTTTGAACAAATAGTCTGCCCAACGTTTTTCTTCGTCAACACAATCTCTCCACATCTGATAAACATCTTCTTCACATTCTTTTGCAATCTTAACAAAGTCTGGATCGTCATCACCTTTCGCCCAATGCTTTAGAATGTGCGTTGAAAGGTTAAGGTGTGTTGCTTCATCTCTTGCAATTAATGAAATGATCTTTGCAGACCCTTCCATAAGTTTAAGTTCACCAAATGCAAACGTACATGCAAATGAAACATAAAAACGTAAACCTTCTAAGATGTTTACAGTCATCATTGCTTTGTACAGTTGTTTCTTAACTTCGTATAAATCGCCTTTACCTCTTTCAAAGTAATCAGTAGCGATATTATAAAACTTATCGTATTCTTTTGTAACACTTTCAGCACGTTCGATAATTTTCTCATCATCTAAGATTGTATCAAACACTTCTGCTGGATCAGGATAGACGTTCTTAACAATATGTGTATATGAACGACTATGGATAGTTTCAAAGAAGTCCCATGCTACAACACAACTTTCTAATTCAGGTACAGAAACATATGGCAAGAAAGCAAGACATGGTCCTCTTCCTTGTACACTATCAAGTAACGTTTGATATTTCAAGTTACTTGTAAAGATATGTTTTTGCTCTGGACGAAACTGTGCATAGTCCGCCCTATCCTTCTGAAGGGAAACCTCCTCAGGTCTCCAAAAATAACTTAACATTGTCTGATTAAGTTTATCAAATTCTGGGTATTTGAATACGTCATACCTCTGAGTATTCTGATCCTCACCAAAGAACATGTGTTGCTTTGTGAAATCTACTTTGTTCTTATTGAACACTGTTTTCTTTGACATTTGCTTTATGCACCTCTCTCTATGTACTTGTATATGTTACTATCTTTATTTAAGTTTGTCAAGTATTAAATTGCACAAGAGTCGCAATATTCTTCGTATTCTTCATCAGAACCGTTAAATTGGTCTCTTGGAACTTCTACATTGACAAGTGGAGTACTTATCTCTTCTTTCGGTTCTTCTACTTCATCAGCACCTTTAAAGTCATAAGTATTCTGATAATAACTTGTCTTCCAACCGTACTTGTATGTGTTCAATAAGTCCTTAAACATTATGCTCATAGGTACTTCATTGTTTTCGAAGTGTGTTGGATTATATGACCAGTTACCACTAATGGCTTGATCGAAAAACTTCTGCATTACTGCTACTATATTGATATAACCATCATTGCTTGGCATATCCCAAAGTAGTGTGTAGTAATTCTTTAATGTAGTATATTGTGGAACAATCTGCTTAAGAGGCCCTTTCTTGCTTTTCTTAACGGACAAGTATCCTCGAGGTGGCTCAATACCGTTTGTGGCATTCGACACAATGGAACTGCTTTCCGATGGCATCTGTGCGGACAAAGTTGAGTGCCGTAGGCCGGACTCAGCGATAAGTGATCTAAGATTTTCCCAATCATACTTTAGTTTAATGTTACATACTTCATCAAGTTCTTTTTTGTAATGGTCAATTGGTAAAAAGCCATCAGCATATTTTGTTCTATCAAAGTAATCACATTTACCTTTCTCTTGTGCAAGTTTGTTAGAAGCCTTTAACAAGTAGTATTGAAATGCTTCTGACAGTTCGTGTACTTTTGTTAATGCTTTCTTGTCGTTGTATTTAACTCCTTCGCGAGCCAAGTAGTGTGCAAGTCCAATATAACCTACGCCTAACGAACGTCTTGCTTTTGTAGATACTTCTGCCGCTTTCACAGGATATCTTTGGTAATCAATAATTTCATCTAATGCTCTAACGGCAAGTTCACATAGTTCTTCTAAGTCATCTAACTCTTTAAGTACACCTACGTTAATTGCAGAAAGGATACACAATGCAATCTCACCTTGCTCATCATCAATGTGCTTCAATGGTTTAGTTGGCAATGTAATCTCTTGACACAAGTTACTCATGTACACTGTGTCTTTGAATGAACTGTGTGTATTAGCATGGTCAACGTTCATAAGATAGATACGTCCTGTTTCAGCACGTTCTTTTAACATTGAACTAAACAGTTCCATTGCTGGAATAGTTTTCTTTTTAACCTTAGGATCCTTTTCTGCTAACTTATAAAGTCTTTCAAACTCTTGTTGGTCGCTATAGAATGCTTCGTATAGTCCTGGCACATCGTGTGGTGAGAAAAGACTTATTTCGCTACCAGCCAAAAACCTTTCATACATTAATTTATTAAGTTGAATTGAATAATCTAACTTACGTACTCTGTTGTCCTCTGTACCTTTGTTATTTTTTAGTACAAGGATGTCTTCAATCTCTTTGTGCCACAATGGAAAATGGACAGTAGCACTACCGCCACGTACACCATTCTGTGTACAACAACGTACAGTACTTTCAAACTTTTTAAGGAAAGGAATAACACCTGTGTGTGCTACTTCTCCTCCTCTGATCTTTGAGTTGATGGCTCTAATTCTTCCACTATTAATTCCGATGCCTGCTCTTTGGGCCGTGTAACGTCCAATAGCCATGTCACTACTAAAAATGGAATCGAGGCTATCATCACTATCAACAAGAACACAAGAAGCAAACTGGCGAACAGGAGTTCGAACGCCTGCCATAACAGGGGTCGGTATGTTGATTTTAAAAAGCGAGGTCGCGTCATAGTATCTCCTTACGTAGTACATTCTTTCCGCTTTAGGATAATTTGCAAACAAAGTTGCGGCAATCATCATATACATGTGCTGAGGAGTTTCAAACAGTTGTCCACTGCTTCTATCTTGACACAGGTACTTGTCAACAATTTGTCTTAGTCCTGCATACGTAAAGTTCTCATCACGGTTACGTTTAATGTATTTGTCTAATGTTAATATTTCTTCTTCTGAGTATTGTTCTAAGATGTCTGGATCGTAAACACCACGGTCGATGTTTGTCTTAATCATTTGCATAAGAGGAGCATTGTCGAATTCGCCGTAGACATCTTTGTATGTTGCGTACAATAATAAACGTGACGCCACATATTGATAGTTAGGATTTTCTAAACTAATCAAATCATTTGCAGACTTGATCATAATTTCTTGAATTTCGTCTGACGACATACCATCGTAAAACTGAATGTGTGAACTCATTTCTACTTGCGATGAACTAACGCCTGTTAATCCTTCACATGCAAATTCTACTACCTTGTGGATCTTGTTTACATCTAATGGCTCGCTGGAACCATCACGCTTTTTTATGTTAATATTTGACATTCGACTTCCTCTTCTTTCTTACATTATGCAAAAAAATATTTAGTGAAGAGCTGGCATTGGATATACCTTTTGTGGTACCCAACTTCCTGGCGCTTCGTTGTGTTGTATTATGCTTTTGCCCATAGGTTGTATAAAAGTTTGTCCTATAGATAAGAGCATAAAGGTTTCCTGTTTTTCAACTTCCGTAATAATATGTATCTCAAAACGGTTCTTGGAAAACCGTTCTGTTAATTGTAAAGTATAACATATTCCTAAAATAATGCAAGTCTCTGTGTAACCATTTTCCTGAATAAGTTCCCATGGACCACGCCAAGTTCGGTTATCCCATATGTTAATACTCTTGTTATGTACTACCGGAGCATGTGAGTAGGCTTCTACAACATCACGTAACGGATCTTTCGATGCTTCGAGTGTGTCTCGGAGTGCCTTCCATTTGATTAATCTATCCTCATATACTTCTGAAAACATTATGTTACTATTTAATTTTTAATTGATACTTTGTATGTAAAGTCGGCATTTTCACTAACCACGGTGTTCTTCATTCTAATTGCTAACGTGTCGTTAACAGTATCAGAATTGATATCAAATAGTTGTGCTTTTAACTCTAACTTGTCTGCAATTCCTGCATCTCCGTTATAGTCATATGTGTCACTGTATGTTACTGAGTCATTGCTTTTGTTAACAATAACTTCTAATATACCTTGACGCATAGCATCTACTTGGTTACTCTTATATTGGTATTCAATAATGTATGTACGAGTATAGTCACCTGGTAGTCTAAAGATAGTTTCAAATGAGTTCTGTTGAATTGTTTGTATCTTATTACTAAAACTATATCCTGAATGGATTGGTCCTTGTACTTCTGAAATGTAAGGTGTAGTTTGGAAAGCAGTATCTAACATAAGATCGTTTGTTCTGCTAAACCAATCGCCACAAGTCTTGTTGCCTTCCTGTACACTATTGATAATAGTGTAAGCCGCCGCAGTACTTGTACCGCCGTTGTTACCTACATTTAAAAATTTGTTATTTGAACTTACATTGTATCTGCCTGTTTGGAAAATGATTGCGTTTCTATCAATGTTACTAAATGTAGAACTTTCAAACAAGTTTCTTTGTGGTCCTGTTGATTGTCCTTGAGCACCTACGATTGTGTTCTCTCCAAACCATACTCCGTATGATAAAAGATCAAACAAACAATTTGTAAATGTATTTTCGTATACATCGTCATCACTCTTAACACCGTGAGCAAAGCCATCAATCTTAACATCATCAAACAAGTTATTGAAACAACCAACAACTGTACTTAGGTTGTCCATGCTAACTCCAATACTTGCCGCAACAATACCTATGCCTGATGTCCACGGTCCTTTTATCTGTAAGTTCTTAAACACACTGTTCTTACAACTTACAAGTTCAATACCTGTGAAACTTCCTAAGTTGTGTTGTAGTGTCATGCCTTCTAATGTAATGTCTTGTGCTTGTGTAAGTGATGTACTTGTACTGTCATCAGCATAGTTGCCTGGTGTACTGTTACTGTTCACTGTAGTAAAGATAGGATAGTTGCCTGTCTGTATAATAAATGTTTTGTTTCTACCTGCACCTTTGATAGTTGCGTGTGGAGGTATCTTAATTGAGTTTGAAATGTTATATGTACCTGCTTCTAAAACAAGTGTAACTCTACTTTGTGTTGTACCTTTTGAAGCAGTGTTAATAAACAACTGATCAATAGCACGTTGTAGTGTTGAAGTTTGATCTGAACCATCACCTATTCCACCGAAAGACTTAATGCTAACGATGTCATCTAATCTGCTTTGAAGTGTTCTTTTAATTGGTCCACTAACTGTTGCACCAGTTTGGATTGTGCCATCTTGATAAGTGTATTGATCTGCAAGTGTAAAAAGGTTATCGTTTTCAGTTAATACTTTTGTATTACCTACTGCCGGTGATCCTTCACTAACACTGCCGTTACCAATGTATAGTTCTTGTGAGTCTACTGCCCAGCCAAGTTCACCACCTGCAAGTTGAGGTATTCCTGAACCACTGTTTTTGCGTCCTCTACGTATTTGAATTCTTGATATTTGAACTACAGCCACTTACTAACTCCTAAATTGTTATTAGTATTTATCGACTTCAAGCGAACTTATCGTAGTACATATACACACGATCCCACCACTTTTGCTCCCACTCTGCAAAGTTTTCTGGTAATAAATCGAACTGTTGATACTGTAAGTCGCGACTGCACATGAATACGTGGCCTTCCTTAATATCTGTACCGTATATTTCGTTATGTGCTAAGGCATAGGCTACAAGTTGCAAATAGTAATCCTCTACCCATTCTGCTTTCTTAGGTTTGTTAGTTTGTTTAAAGTCCATAATAGCAGGCTGTCCTTTGTATTGTCCTACAAGGTCTGTAGTTCCTGCATAGATCTTAGGATGAAACAAGTTAATCTCTGATCCCCATACTTCATCTACATGCGTCATTGCTTCTTCTTTAATTACTGTTGCCATTTTATGTGCCTGTTGGGCATATGGATTACTGCCTGGCTGTGGCCATTCTGCAAGTTCAATATAGTCTTCAAGGTACTTGTGCATACGTGTACCAACACCAGCCGCTTCAGTAACAATCTCTTTGGCCTTTTGTTCTCCTACACGTTTCTTCCATGCAATCAATCCTGACTTGTCTTTTGTTTTATCTAAGATTGTAGTAACACTTGCGACAGCATTACCATCTGGACAAGCATACAAACGTTTACCGTCAACAGACTGTTTTTTGATTTCGCTATACTGATAGCGTTCTGTAATTAATGACAAAATTATTTCCTCTTATATTCGATATCGTAAACGACAGTACGTCTAATACTGTCGGTAGGATACACACCGTGCCACACTTTACCTTCAAGGCATACTATGCCTCCTTGTACACTTGGAAAGTGTTGTGGGTGTTGGTATCCATTGGGTTCTGGCATTATTGAAAAAAGCATACCGTTAAACTTATTCTTTGTATTATGATATATTGGAACATCATCTAAGTGTATAACGGCACTAAAAGTATTCTTATCCATATCTCCTTGATGTACATGAAGTCCTTGGTATCCACCTTTTTGATAGTAGATGATCCAAGATTCAATACATTTGAATTCGGTTATATTTTTAAATGCAAGTTGCTGTTCAAGCCATAGAAAGAATCTATCTTGTATTCTTTGGTAGTCTTGATTATCTTTTGGAATATAGATCTGCTCGCCATCTACAGTTGTAGTGCCGGTGCTTTCGTCATCTGCAATAATTTTATCAAATAATACTTCAAACTCTCTATATTGAGGATAGAGAGAATGCCAAGTCCATTGATCTGCAACTTCTTTATAATTTTCCATTACTTACCTTTAGTCGTAGCGTACATTATATAGTACTTACGTTATAAAGTCAAGTGTTTTTTTATAAGTGGATTATTGCATTGCATTGGCAGTAGCACTTTGAGCCATTTGGTCAACTGTGTCATCGCCTTGTGCAGGTTGTTGTGGTTCTTCGCCACCTTTGAGTGTTATGCCTTCAGGATCAAAACTTGCAACAAGTTCTTGTACTATTGGATCCTGGTCGTAAACTGCTTTGAAAGTCTCTTGGTCATGTTGCTCACCGCCCATGTTATCCATGTAACCGTTAAGTTCGTCCCAAGAGACTTTTTCAGTTTTGTTTTTTACAAGTAAATTTAAGATTTTCGTTAGATTGGGTGAAGCAGACTCAATTACTTTTTTTTTGAGTCAGCACCTCCAAGTATAGTACCAAGTCTACGTGAACGCTCTATGCTTTCTCTTGCTGGTCTACCTGCGTCTTCTTCGCCACCTGTTGCTGGCTCTGCCGCGGCAAACTCATCACCACCTTCTTCTGCTGGTGCTTCTGCTTCTGCTTCTGCGTCTACTGTTGGTTCCATTTCTGGATCTTCTTCTGCTGGTGCTTCGTCGCCCATTGTTTCTGGTGCACCCTCGCCTGTCAGTACGGCTACGCCGCCTGTTAATGCGTCACGTGTTGTTTCAAGTGTTGTGAATAATTGTTCTAATGCTGGCTTAACTGTTCCTATGAATGATTCAGATTGTTCACTGCCCATTTCATCTCTAATCTTGTCGCCTATTTCAAGCATTGATTCTGTTTGCATTTCTGCTGTGTCTTCCATCCAGCCTGTAACTCTGTCAACCATGTCCTTTGCGGCCATAACAAGTGTTGCTTCTTCTTCAGCGCCTTCTGTGATTGCTTTGTCTGCTTCTACATCGCCTTCTACAATATGTGCTCTTTCATCAATTGCCTGGTTAATAACTTTAAGGAACATACTTTTCTTTTGGTAATCTTCGTTACCTACTGCATCAAATGATTCGTTAGTTTCGATATCATGTAATGCTGTACGCAATTTGTTTCTTGCGTCCATTAATTGATCAGTTGAAAACTTATCTACGTCTACTGTTTGTCCGAATCTTTTATCAAGGCTTTCGTTCAAGCTCTTTGCTGTGATCGGTTTATTAAAATGGCTTATTCTCATTGCTTGTTCCTTTTAACTATATTTATTTATCAAAAAGATAGTTCTCAATTTGATCCCTGATACGCATACATTCGTCCATTGCTATCTCAAACCGCATTTGCGCCGAATCTGCACGTATTTCGTCCTTACTATGCTCTACAGTATACTTATAAAATATAGCATCGTTATAGTATTTACTCAATTTAGACTCTAAACGCTTAATATCAGATACAGAATGGTGTAACCCATGTGCTGTGCAATGTGCGATTGCAAGTGCAGTAGTCTTAGACGGGGTAAAGATTACATGGGATTTGTCTACAAGATTGAATACATGATACCCTTTACCGTTTCTACGCATGACAACATTCTTTATGCGTATGCTATTACCCTTTTTATATGGTACGGGATACTCTGCCAGTTCGGCATCCATTATCTCGTTTAAGAGTTTAGTTATATTAGGGTTTGTATGTTTCATTTGCCATAACCAGTATTCTACCGTTTTTAACTACTTTACTTACTAAAGCCTTTCTGATAAGAGATTCAATCACGAATTGCTCTCTTTCAGTGTAAGCATGAATAGGAGTAACATCTCCTTTAGACATTTGGTTCAATACTTCTGATTCCTCATTGCTTAATGCTATTGTAAAAGTCTGTAAAAGTTCGTTAATTTTCATTGGTTATCCAGTTGTCATTTGCTTGATAATTGGATCCAAATCTTTTTTAACATGAACTGTTTTTATTGGTTCGCCTGGTTTGGCTTTTGGATTTTTCAGTGTTACTTCATTGCCCTTAACACTGTCTATTTCAAAGTCTTGTTGTTTTCCTTGTGCATCTGGCATCGGAAGAGTACTTCCGGGTTTTAATACTGCCTGTGCCATCTTGTTAGCAACCATACCTTGTGCTTTATTCACTGCCTTTGTTGCAAGTTTCTGTGCGGCGCCTTTAGCACCTTTCGCGGCCATCTGTCCCATCTTCTGCCCTACTCTGCCAATGCCTTTTGCACCTGCCTTCGCAACTGCTCCTGCACCTTTAGCCGCCATCTTACCTGCGGCCGCGGCACCTTTCATTGCTAACTTGCCTGCCGCTCCTGCGACTGCACCTAACATTGCTGGGACTGCCTCGTCAATCTGTTCTGGAGTGTAATGAGGATACTTGTTTGCAAGAATTTCTCTTGCACGTTCTTCAGTAAGTTGAATCTCGTTGTATCTCATTATCTTGATCTCTTTCTACTTCTTGTTTTAGGTCTAATGTTTTTCAGGTTACGTCTGCCTGACCTGTTAATCCTTGCCAAGCGTTGTGACTGACCTCCTGCTCTTTTTCTACGTGCCGTTGCAATCTTCATCGCACTACCACGTCTTGCCTTTGCTCTCTTTATGTTAATCGAACTTTGTACCCTTTTAGGTTTGTTACAAGTTTCTGGCTTTGCAACAATACGTCCTTTACGTGAGCCTGTTGTACATCTGTATTTACGCACAATCTTACCACCACGTCGGCCTGCAATTTGTAACGCTCCTTCTGTAATTATCTCACTAACAATCATTACTTTCTCTTCTTAATTGCTATACGTTTGTTAGGCACTTTAAACCCTGCTCCAGATCTGTTCATAGTTCTTACTCTGATACTTGCTGGATTAGTACGTTTAGTTCTTCTTGCCTTACGTGCCATTCTTGCACCAAGTCTGGCTCTTGTTTTCTTCATGCGTATCTTTGCTTTGATATTCGGTGCGGCAAAGCACTGTCCTATCTTAGATACAATACGCCCTTTGCGATGTCCTGTGGTACAACGATACTTACGGACTACTTTCTTACCTGAACGAGCCCATATCTGTTTTTCTACAAGAGGTGCGATAATATCTTCTATTAACATAACACTTGTATTTAGTGTCTTAAGGATTAGTTGAAGTTGATAAGGATAACGATTATTGTAGAAAGGAGCCCTGCTACAATAGTTCCGGAAGCACCAACGATTACTTTGATCATAGACTTATTGCCGTTTTGTATGTCCGAATGGATATGTTCTACCTTTTCTTCGATCTTACCTAAACGACCTTCTAAGGATTTATATCTCTGTTCGCACAAGTCTACGTGTGCTTCTAAATTTTCTTTTTCTAAACTTGTGGCTCTTGCCATCTGTTCTCTCCATTGCGTGTTTATCGTGCAAGGGGCCTATTATGTACCTAATTGAGATGTAATGTTTGCCTAAATTATAATAATATTTATACTGATTTTACTCTGCATTCTCTGGTAAGATAAAGATGATATTACACTTCTTCTTACTCTTTGTTCTAAATGCTTTGTTATCAGTATTTATCGATTCTGTTAGGTTCGCTACCACAGGTACTAAATCAAAATCATCTTTAAGTGTATTAAGATCTGTTCCTGCAACTGCTGTTTCAACATCAAACTCAAAATCCCAAACTTTATGTTTACCCGTAAAGTCTGTACCAAAAACCCCAGTTACGTCTTGTTCAGAACATAATGGACTTACTTCGTAGTAAGGATTGAAACGCATACTCAAACAGTTAAAGAAACTCATGAAGTTGGCTTGTTGATTGATTAACTGTTTATCAGCCTCGTTGTGTTTATACTTACGAGTCTCCGTAATATCTATTAGGGTTCTGATCGTGACTTTCATAGTATTACTTATAGTCATAAAAAAAGGGCCCAGTAAAAACTGAGCCCTTTTAAACTTCGTATTAGTTAAAAACTAATTACGCAGGGTTTTGGTCAAAGTCTGCAAGTAAACTTGAAGTTACTCCAGTTGAACCAGTTCCAAAGTCAGCCGCCGCAGTAAATGCGCCAGTTCCTTGAAGTGCAACTTGTACTGCATCAGTAGTTCCACTTGTGAACACACCTGATTCAGTTAAAACAGATACACCAGCGATTGTGTGTGCATCGTTAGTTCCAGCAACATCACCTGCCGCAAGATATGTTAACGCCGCATCTAATTCTGCTTGTGTCATGTTAGTTTTTGCAAGGTTGATGATTCTTGTTTTTCCACCTAAACCATTTCCTGCTTTAGCGATTCCGCCGTTTCCTTGTGCTATTCCAGCCATTTTTTTTCTCCTATGTTAAAATAAAGAAATACTTCTTCTCTTAAATGACATCTTCATTACTCTATGAAGTTGTTACTATTATTTAGTCTTTTTTGGAAGTTTGGCTCTGTAATGCACGTCTTTCCAGTGCTTTTAGCATGGAAATGAATGCAGGACCGCCTTTTACTATATTATCTATAGTTTTAATGGCAGGCATGTATGCTCTAACCATTTGTGGAGGAATAGGTTTACCTTGAACGGCCATCTCAATAAATTTCTTGGCAAGCATTAAATTCTTTGTGCCAAGTAAGAATCTATAGAAGCCTAAGTCTTTTATGTCAACACTTACATCTGGTATTGATACAGTTGGCTCTGGATCTCTAACCTTAGCAGATTCAAGATCTCTAACTGCCGCCAATGCTTCTAAGTGTTCAATGATGTCACTGCTTCTTAGTTTTGCTCTACAAGCATACAACAAACGTGTAACAATTTTCTTTTTGTCGCCTGTTGATAATCTATTGAAGTTGAATAAACTTCTACGTATTGCTTTGTAGTCTGTGTTTACAATATTCAAAGCACTTTCAATACCTAAGAATACTGTTTGGTCATTTAAAGAAGTTACCCTGCCTGTTGACATAGCCATCAAATATCTATTGAATGCCATTGCAGGCAATGTAGTTCTTCTACGAATAGCCATTGCCGCTTTGGGATCTTTAAGTTTGTTTAATGCTTCTTCATCACCTTGTACAAAGTATGCAAAGTTATATAAATCTGTTGCATACATTCTAAAGTGTTTGTAACTATCTCTGTCTGTTGTTCTCTTAGCATAACCGTGAGCAACTGGAGCAAACTGAGGATACCTTCTTAATAACTCAAGGACGAGCATAGTAAGGTATAGTCGCTCACAACAATCTGTGTAACTTAATACACGTTGATTGCCGCTATCGCGAGTCATTCTCGCTTCGTGCAGTTCTGTTAAGAAATCCATCATCTTAGGTGTAGTTACTTCTCTCTGGTGCGTCTCCTTGACCTTTAACATACTTCTCAAGGAATGCTCTAATCATATCGTCTTTGCTACCTGCTTTTAAAAGCATACCAAGTGTTTCACTATTCTGTACGTCTTTTGTAAACTCACGTTTGATTGCAGGTTTAACTTTATCAGTAGTTAACAACATTTTAATTGTTGCCGCTTGTTCTGGACTACATGGCATTTCTTTACCATCATCAGTCTTACAAGTTTTTACTGGGTTTGGATTACCTCTTGAGTCAAGTACTTTGCCTACTTGGATAATCATTGGTGTGTTTTTGAATTCAGCATCCATGCCTGCATCATCATCGTCTGCTATATCAGGACCGCCAAGTCCTAAGTCTCTCATGTCGTCATCGATTTCGTGCATTTTCACGTCATCTAACATTTCTTTTAGTTTCATTGTTTGCTCCTATTATCTTTGTACCGATCTATTGGCTTGAGTAAACCCGCCCTTGCCTCGGTTGACAAGTTTCATATCACCCTTGGAACCAGTTACAACATAACCTTCACCACCCGGTTGTCCGTTAATGGTTGCTTTTACATCTGCATCTTGGTTGTTCAATTGATCAATGATGTTATTTTTTACATTCATGATGCCGTTTACGGTATCCCATATAGCACTGAATGTACTTACGTTCTCACTAATGTACTCTTGTATCTTTCTTTGTTTGTTTGCACTAACCTTAGAAGATCCTATCCATTTAATAAAGTCACGGCCTAAGTTTTCTAAGCCGGAGTCTACTTTCTGGTTTACATAAGTGTACAATATGTTCGGGAAGTCAGTAACTTGCATCTGTTTAAGTTTTGCTTTGTCAAGGAAACTGTCAATAGCACTACTGTTTCTTGAGATGATGTTCTCTAACTTCCCTATTGAACTTTCATCAACCTTTACGGTTTCTGAAACTGTTACTGGAGGAATCACAAGTAAATCTGTACCCTCCATAATGTCAAAGTCGTTGAATGGTTGTTCGTTACCATCTTCGTCAATGACTCTGTGAACTACTACCCCTATCTTACTTTTATTAATCTCTTTACCTAAATCACTATCTGTCTTAACTGTGTATTGTACAATGTTAGGTTTGAAGTGATACATGTTTTGTTCTTGTTGTGGCTCATGGAAGTATAGCATGTCTCCTTTAAAGTAACCTTTAAAGTTTTTAGGTGTAGCCTTTTCCATAATAGGCCAAGCCTTTGCCATGTTGGCTCCTAATGCTTTAAAACCTTTAGGATCATTCTTTGCTCCGGGTCTGGCCAAGAACATTTTGTTAACTGCTTCTGGACTCTTTGCTTTTCCATCATATCCTTTTGCGACAAAGCCTCCTTTGTCTGTGAGTATAAACTCTCCATTTTCATCGCGGCCAAAAATGACTGCGGGAGATCCATCCCATTTGATTTGTACATTGTCTGTCTTCTCCGCCATTGCTCTAATTTTTTGTAATGCTCTCTTTGCACCTGCACTACCATTAAAGAAAATTAAATCTTCTATGTGTTGGATACGTGCATCTAAACTTTCTAACATTCTTGTACGGTTCTTGTCTTTGTTAAAAAAGTCTTTACCTTTAACTTGGTCTATTGGCTTAATGCTTCGGTCAGTAGTTTGTGGTCTCCATACTTTATCTGTTGCATCATATTGATATGAAAGTCTGTTCTCTGGGTGAATAAACTGTGCACCATTTGTATAATCATCTACGCCTCTAATAGGATCACTAACTAATTTAGGATCACGTTTCTTAGGCTGTGCTTTTTGTTGTTGTGGTTTTGCATCTCCACCGTCTTGTTTCTTTTGAAACTTTTGATCTGGTCTGTCTTTTTTAGTTTGTGCCAAGTCACCGTCTACTGGCTCTGCTCCTGGTTCAGAGTAAGCACCTTTGGCGGCTCCTTTGATTTCACTACCTGCATCTTTAACTGCACCAATCAGGCCAAGCACACTTGCATCTTTCTTACCTGATCCAACTGCGGCCAAGTTTCTTCCTGTGTTAAAGTTTTTCTTAGCGGCACCGGCTACTTTCTTAATACCTTTTGTAATCCCCATATCATTAGGATCAAACTGTGCAGGCTTTTTGTAACCGCCCTGTGTATCAGGTGCTTCTTTTTTTATTTCACTAAACTTCATTTAACTTATCCAATGTGTTTCTAAACCATTCACGTCCTTCATACTGAACTGCTTCTGGTAGTTTTAATCCGTCCTTCTCAAAATACTTAACAGCGTCTGCCGTCATTGCATCATAGTTAGGATCACTTTTAATTTTGTTAACAATAGAGTCAACACTATCTAAGTCTGCACCTTTGGCATTGTCGCCTAAAAGATACTGTGCAATCTCGTCTGGGTCTTTTGAAACTGTTTTATTATTAATTCTATCAACAAGTCCTGTTTGACTGTTAAACTTGTAACCATGAAACTTTGCAATGCTTGAAATTAATATTGCTCTGTGTACACCTTTGTACTTTGTATCGTCACCGTAACCTTTTAGTGCGAACTTCATAAAGTCTGGCTCACCAAACATTAAATCTAACTGTACAAATCCGTTGCCTTCTTTACCATTGATGGGTGCTTTGAAGTGTACGTTGATACCTGACTTGGCTACCCACTGTCTTGGTTCATCGTCTGGGTGATTCTTTTGTACCCACTGCATAAGTTTTGTTTCAACTTCTGACTTATCGTACTTGTCTTTGTCTACTGCAACATCTAAGTCACCACTTGAACTTTTAATTCCTGTTGAACCTAACTTCATGTTAACATGGTCCATACCAGTGATTGACTCAATCCACTTTAATGTTGGGTCTACGTCTGCTTGTTGAATGCGTTGAGTAGTAGGCTTACCATCTTGGTCTTTGAATACGTTACCACCTTCATTAAGAATCATTTTTTCTACTTTCCTGTACTTTTTGGATACCACGTCTAAATTTCTTAGTATCGCCAGTTCTAATTGAGTTTAGGAATCTACGTTCAATGTCTAATGCTTCTTCTTCTGAGTACTGTTCGTTAATACGTGAAAGCAAGTTTACTGCACTTTCTATAATATTAGTACCTGTAGTAGCGATTAGCGAATCATTATCACGATCTCTATGTAGATTGTTTAATTCTTCTAAGATTGATCTTGTGCGTTTTTTCATAGTGTTCAGTTTCCTTACTACTATTTATGGCAATTACAAATAAATATTACTGCAAAAAGGTTTATAAACTAAGAGGGAGTATAATATGGGAACTTTTAATAACAAAATCATGGCAGAGTTCAACCCGCCACGTAAATGGGTACTGGGTCGTGATTTGTCATATGATTGTCCAGAGTTAACAGAATTAGAACTTAAAGCATTAAAAGGCGTGGGTGTTAAACTCAAAGGTTCAAAAATAACTGTTCCTACTGGATTTGTTACTGATTTAGCATCAGTACCAAGAGCAATGTGGTGGCTAATAGCACCGTTTGATGTAGCACGTAGCGCCATCATACATGATTTACTGTACAAAACAATTAGACAATACAGACACAAGATGCAAGACAAACAAGACGAAGCACTTGTTAAGTCAGCAAAGAAAGCCTCTGATATGGTTTTCTGGTATGGCATGGTAGATGCTGAACCTTCAGTACCTAAGTGGAAAATGTATTCTGCTTGGAAGGCTGTTGATTTATTTGGTAATGGATCAATAGTACCTACAGAAGATAATATCTAAAGATCAATAAAATAGGGTGCTTGTTGAAGGCACCCTATTTTTATGAATTACAGTCCTATACCGTTAGGAACAATAACATAGTGTATCGTTAACACTACTCCCACAGAAGCACCCAAGCCAATCATCATCTTAATGAAGTCTTTAGTTACAAGTGGAAATACTGTCTTGAACTTTTCCTTGCCTGTCATAGTTGCCATAGCAAGTTCACGTCCACATAGTAGTCCAACAAACACCCATGTTGTTGACATAGGTATATCGTTTATTTCTTTGAAGAACAATAGTATTAAAAAGTATACTGCATCAATTATTGTAGCACTACGAACATATCTTGTGTTGTGCTTTTCAATAACAATATTTTGTATCTTACCTCCGCCTTCACGGAACATGTATCCTAATCCAAATACAAATATAAGACTTACTAATACCATAAGGTCCCAAGGTATCTGTCTTGGTAGGAACACGGCAATGTTTGCCATGTCATGACTGAGCCAAGTAAACCACAGGAAGCCTGTTGTTACCCATTGTGCTACACGCCATGCTTTCTTATGTTCTTCTTTGACAGGCTTTGCTTCATCAAGTAGTTTAGTAACTCCTATCCAAATAATATATGCCGCGACTGCCGCCACTGCATAACCCATCATACTCTTTACGAGCATCTTCTCTAATACAAATGTACTTGCAAAGGCACTTAAAACTAAAAATGACGTACTCACCGGTACGCCAATTCTTGTTAGTATTAAAAGTAATGCTGGTGCCATTGCGTGATACCATTGTATTTCTTGGAATGGTATTTTGTTTAGTCGTCCATAACTAATGTCTCCACCATTCACTGTCCAACCGTACCACAATGTATAAAGGAGAACTGCACTTGCACACCCCCACATAATTTTCCAATTGAATCTCTCATTATTCGAAGCAATCCATGTACCGAGAGTCTGTACGGAATCATTTGCTATTACGGAATAAGCGGCAAAGGCGAAACCTATTGCCATCCATAGGGTGAGTGCGTCCATTCTTATTTCTCCTATCTGCTTGATGCTTTTACCACATCGCTCACAAGTTAAAAAAGATCGGGCTCGACGATGCCCGACGATTATTCATTTATAAAATACGAATTACTTTATAAACAGTTTTATTTATAGCACAGGTTTTAATAAAAGTCAAGAGTGAAGATTAAACTTTTGTTACAATTGGAAAGAAAGGGTGCAACTTGTGATTGCACCCCCAGCGAGGATTAAGATAAAGAGTTCGCTATTTCTCTTTCTGCTTCGGTTGCAAAGTTTTTGTCCCAGTTGTCTAAATGCTTTTTCATAAAGCGATTAAACACAGGAGGTATCAATGCTAACGCAAAGAGTGTAAAGTAACCTACACCTGTGTTAGGTGCGCCTACTTCGTCAAGTTCCCAGAAGTGTGTTTCACCTCTGTCATGATGATCAGCCTGGCGACCAATCTCAATGAAGAACCAACTTGTGAATAATGTAGAATTATCCCATGAGTGTCTATAATCTATTGGCTCGCTTTTAACACGACATAGACCATAGTGTTCAAGATAGTTAAGTGCTTCTAACTCGAAGTTTGATATTACCCAAACTGCGGCAAGACATGCAACACCTAACCAACCACCTGCAAAGAAAAACAATGCAAGGCTTGGTACACTCATCATGTATCCTCTTATCCATCTGTTGCCAAATGATATAAAAGGTTTACCCAAACGTTTTAGTCTACCCTTCTCCATTTCAAACAGGAACTTAGATTGTCCTAAGTGTGATTTGATATAGTGTGAATAGATATCACGTCCACGAGGTGCAGTTGCAGGATCGTCTTCACTTGCTAATTCCAAGTGATGATTGTACACATGAGCATAACAGAAATGTGCTGAACCTGATAGTCCCATCATCCAACGGCTTATTATAAAAGCAACGCCTTTGGTGTGCGATAGTTCATGCCCATAGATTATACCTATGCCTGCAAATATACCTGTTGATAACACAGCACCTAATAGTTCTGCACCTGCCATACCGTGAAAGATTTGGTAAGCAAGAACTACCTGTAGTGCTACGAACACTGGCAACATCATATACATAACCATATTCTGTAGCCATGGGATGCCTAAGGTCTCACCGTTCTCATCAACTGCTCCACGTGTCTGGACGTTGATAAGGGTGTCAAGTATAATGCCTACTCCCAATAAGCCTACACCTGTCCATACCCATGCTCCACCTGCCATCACTCCTGCGAGTGTAGCCAATATCAGCAATGGTGCTATGAAGTACCTTATGTTTACGAAAAGTTTTTTCATTGCGTTCTCCCGGGTTGCCCCTGATAGTTAATCACAATGTTTTACTATATTAGCACAACGACTAAAAAAGTCAAGTGCATATTAATACTTATACTACCAAAAGGAAAAATAGGTTCTTATAAGAACATGCTAATATTAGTGTCAACTTATACTTGACACACTGTTGCGAAAATAGCATAACAGCCTTTACAAAAAAAACACTGAAATCACGTCAAGATAGGGCAGGAATTCTGTACTACTTTTATAAATACAGGTGAAGTAGAAAAGATGCAATGTTTTTTCTAAATCACACACAGACACTGGGAAGAGACCAGGGCAAGTTCACTTTGCCTTACCAAGCGAATGACGGTGGAAAAGACCACTGACACCCTGAAAAGACAGGGGGTATTGCTTTCCTTAAGCATCCATACATTAGGAGAAAAAAATGACACACTTTAATATAAGTGGTCTGATGTCTTGGATGAAACGCGGTATGACAGATAGTCACCGCAATCAACTTTTGACTTGGGCCAAAACAGAATACGGCAACGATTGGGAATATGCTTACCAATTTATGCTGAAGAACGAAGGACAAGCACCAACCCACGCACAACTCCACGGACCAAGAATACGTTTCTCAGGTTCAAAGGAGGTGGCTTAAATGCTATCATCGATACTTAAATCACTTAAAAAATTATTTTGGAATAAACGAGATTGGCAAGAAGATTATCTCGGTAAGTCTACTGATCACGCTGACTTGGAACGCAGGATCAGGCAATTGGATAGGGGCGAGGTCCAGGTCGGACCATTTGGACCTGTTCGCAAATATTATAACTGATACTAACACATACACACTAAGGAGAATATAAAATGTTATTATGGGAAAGAACAAAGAACTTGTTTGCACAAGCAGGCTTAGCCAGAGCGGCGGCTGAACTGTCAAGACAAGGTTATCATGATTCAGCAAAGACACTGATGATTGAAAGATCAAAACTATCTGCTCACAGACTTGAAGCAATTAAAAGACTTGAGAAAAAGAAAAAACGTATGTCAAACTACGAGCCAGGCGATCATTACATGCGTGGTAAGACTGTAGCGACTTGGAAGGGTAAGGCACATGCTTAAAAACTTTGTTGAAGTAGCAGTACCTTTAACAGTTATATTCGGAGTACTTGTAGGGTACTTCGCAATAGTAGCGGCGTTCTGGGGAGGAATGATATAATGTGGCCTTACACCGAAGACGAACAAGACTGGGTATCAGGAAGATAATTTAAAAACGTAGAGGAGACACCTACCAAGACGACTCCTCTACAACTTCTCATTGTTGAGTATTCTTTATATTACTTTCTATTGTAAATTGAATATAAAACCCACACCGCAACTAAACCAACTAATCCTTGTGCAGAAAAGCCTGCAACAATGTTTTGGATATTGCTGATTATGTTGATGTTTGGCCAGAACGGAATGTTCTGTCCGTTGAACAAGACTTCTAACACGATGCCTAACGAAAGCAAACTTATTCCTGCTTCTGTTAATGCTCCGGCCCAAGCCTTTACTTTATTTAAGATTTCCATTTTGGATCTCCTTTTCAGTTAAACTAACCAATCACGTTTGTCGGTCAGCAATTTATTTAGAGTCGTACAAACAAAAGAAAAACACTCTTAATTGCGATATGATCCGTAATTAACGATTCTTAATTAACTTTTTTAGTTAACTTGTTACATAAAAGCCAGATTATTACAATTTTATATAACGTACAATAAATACTATACACACAAACACACAGGAGAATAATCAATTATGAGTACAGTAGAAACCAAATACGGCGAAACGATTTTGAAACAGACGCAAGAGATTGCTGACATGTTCAAACAAGCAATGCCAAAAGTCAACACAAATAAAAACGGTTACGAGATTCGCACAGAAGTTTTGAAACTCGCAAGTGTATCAGTCTGGAAAGACTATTACGCAAAGTGGGATCAATACAGTACTTCAATCACAAGAGAAGGTGATGAAGTTGTTACGAAAGTAACATTGCCAGACGTGCCTGGCACCAAAGAAGTCCTGGAGGCGGCTGATAAATTTTATGCCTTCATTAATAACACAAAGTAAATAATGATACAAAACGATATGCAAAACAGGACATAGTCCATACAAATAACATTAAAAGCCTTACATTGCCATAAACAGTGTAAGGCTTTTTTATTGGCCATAAGTATATGCATGTTCGAAGTTATAGATAATTTTCTACCACAGAAGTATCAAGACGAGATTGAAGCAGTTATGTTACGCAACGATTTCCCTTGGTTCTATCAACCAAATATCACAACAGGTAAACCTAAGATTCAGGACGAACGTTTCCAATACAGTCATGGGTTTACTCATCAGTTCTATCATCAGGAGTATGGACCACAAAGCAATTACTTTGGTATGGTGCAGAACTTTATACAGTTTGTAAATGTAAACTATGACACACAAGGTTACTATAGACTCAAAGCAAACCTAACAGTTCCTGTTAATGGTTGGACAAAGGATACTGTACAAGAACCGCATATTGATATGCCCATACCACACTTGGTATGCTTGTATTATGTAAACGACAGTGATGGAGATACATTCTTCTTTGACCAAACATTTGACGAGAAAGCAGAGCCAGATGAGTTTACAGTTTACAAACGTGTTGCTCCTAAGAAAGGCACTGCGGTTGTGTTTGATGGATTACGCTATCATGGAAGTAACAATCCTATAGAAAATCAATCACGCATAATTCTAAATGCAGGAATGATCATATGATAGAAGTAATAGATAATTTTATTCCACAACACTATCAAGATAACATTGAAGAAGTGTTGAGTGCTGTAAACTTTCCGTGGCACTATAGACCGAGCATCAACAACGGTAAGCCTAAGATACATGATGAACGTTTTAAATACGCACATGGATTTGTACACAACTTTTTCAATGACGAAGAAGGACCAACAAGCACATTTTATTCTACAGTCAGTACACTAAGATACTTTGCTGAGAAGCATGGCTTTGATAACAACGGCTACCACAGACTGAAAGCAAACTTAAATGTACAAATACCTGGTTGGCAAGATGGACAGTGCCAAGAACCTCATACTGATATGCCCAGTGATCATATGGTACTCATCTATTATGTTAATGATACTGACGGCGACACTTTTATATTCGATCGTAAGTTTGATCCTATGGATCCCAATCCTGGTCAGTTCGATCTTAAACAAAGAGTAGCACCTAAGAAAGGCAGAGCCTTGCTATTCGATGGCAACTACTATCACGCAGGAAGTTATCCTATCCAAAATAGACATAGGATAATGCTCAACGCAAACCTTATTACTGCGTAGCCATTATCTACGCACATAAATACTGCACATGATAGACCTCGAACCATTTAAAAAACTGATTAACGATCTTGAAGCCTCAGGCAAGTATAGAGTGTTTAACGACATACTGCGTGAGCGTGGTGAATTTCCTAATGCCATTTGGTATGGGAAGTATGCTATTAAAAATATTGTTAACTGGTGTTCAAATGATTATCTTGGAATGGGACAGAACAAAGTTGTTATTGATGCCATGCATACCGCTCTTGATCAAACCGGAGCAGGTTCGGGTGGGACTCGTAACATCGCTGGGACCTCTCACTATCATGTAGCACTTGAACATGAGTTGGCCAAATTGCATAGCAAAGAGTCAGCGTTAATGTTCACGTCAGCCTATGTAGCAAATGAATGGACTCTTGTTTCACTTAAACGTATCATTCCCGACATTGTGTTTCTATCTGATAGTAAGAATCATGCAAGCCTTATACAAGGGATTCGACACAGTGGTGCAGAAAAACACATTTTTCCGCACAATGATCTTGAAGCATTAGAACAACTACTGCGAGACGTCAAAGGCACACCTTGCATTGTCTTCGAGTCTGTGTATAGCATGGATGGATACGTCAGTAAACTTCCAGAAATTTGTGCGTTGGCTGAGAAATATAATGCTGTTACCTATCTTGACGAAGTTCATGCTGTAGGCCTGTACGGTGAAACCGGAGCCGGCTACGCAGATCAGGTTGGTTGTCTAAACAAGATAGATATACTTAACGGCACACTCGGTAAAGCCTTTGGCGTTCAAGGCGGATACATTACAGGGAATAGTACTGTCATAGACGCTATCCGTTCTATCGCCTCAGGCTTTATCTTTACAACTTCAACAAGTCCTATTGTTTGTGCAGGAGCATTAGCAAGTGTCAAATATGTACAGGACCATAATGAATTAAGAATTCAACATCAGGGTCAAGCAAACAAATTGAAACAGATGTTAAAGGATGTAGATATTCCTATTTTAGAAAATGAAACACACATTGTACCAGTGATGGTAGGAGAAGCAAAACTCTGTAAGAAGATGAGCGACATGTTGTTAGATGACTATAACATTTACTGTCAGCCTATCAACTATCCAACAGTTGAAGTAGGAACAGAACGTTTACGTTTTGCACCTACACCTTTACACACCGATGCAATGTTACATGATTTAGTAGAAGCACTTAGAAAGGTCTTTAAACGATGCCTGGTACAGACGTAATACTTGCTGACAAGTTCCCTATTGTAGCATACCAAGAGCCTTACAAACTCGTTGAGGAAAAAGTAGTTTTTACAAACAGAGAAGATGTGCAACAACAACTTCCAGATATTTGCAGTCGTGCTTTAGCCAGAGCATGGATTGACACAGAATTCTATGAGCAGTTAGAACAAGACGTTTTAGGTACTTTTAGATCTCAGGGAGTAATACTTCCTGACAACATGACTATACAGTTTGATCACTCAGGGAAGAACAGACCAAAACTTATAGTCTATGAACAATCAGAACATAATAGTAAGTTCAAGGTTAGAGTGTGTGCGTTGACTCTTACTATGATGGCACAAAGGTAGTATAATATGTTTAAGAACTTTAATATTAAGAAAGCGTTTTGGTTCACGCTCGGTTGTATCTTATTAGGGGTAGCGTTTGTAGGAGTCTACTTACCTGGCTTACCTTGGAGTACACCAGCAGTTGGTGCGGCTTATTGTTTCGCGAAGTCAAGCGATAGAATGCACAACTGGATTATGAATCACAAATTGTTTGGCCCGTTTCTACGTGGCTGGAGCGAGAAAAGAGTATTCCCAACAAAGGGAAAGTATTTGATGATTGTTACAATGGCATCAAGTTTAATTATTATGTGGTTTACTACAGGTAATATAAAAGCAATAGCATGGACAGGTGGCTTTATGGTACTTGTTGCTATTTGGGCATGGAGATATCCAGGTTCACATGAAGAACATCAAGCAAGAAAAGATGCAGGCAAAAGAATTGCTTGGTTAAAATAGAAAGGTGTTATGACAAAGATGAGAACGTTCACGTTTTATGACGGGGACAAAGTGGAAACTAAAGAAGCAATAAGTTTTAAAAAAGCAGTTAAGTCTTACCAAGGAGGTACAGAAAGCAAGAGTGTGAAAGTAGAATGGGAAGCCAAGAAGGGTGGAATATACGAAGTCATACAAGCATTACCGATTGGTAGAAAGATAAGACAAGCGGCAATAACAGAAGCAAAAAGAAAAGCCGCCAAAGCAAAGATGAGTAGATAATGGAACGAGGAGAGTTTGAAGGAATGGACGGACTACAGGTGCTATGGCATCTGTTAACAACTGAGCCTTTCTTCTGGTTTATATTATCAATAGGATTTGTTGCAATAGGAGTCAGCATATGGATAGACAGATGGGACGATCAGGAGAACATTGTACACTATGACGATTCACACCACAGCAATCGATAACATAATCGTATTTGATAATTTCTTTGACACGGAAGTGTTTGAAGATATACTATCAAAGAGTGAATATGTTCCTTGGAAGTATTGTGAAGTTGTAAGCGAAAGCGAGGGAAACCCTGTTGAAAGGTTTATGACTTGGAATATTTACGAAGAGGGACATGTTCATTTCGATCCTATGCAACTCATGGACATAGTCGATGAGCAATGCAGAAAACAAATACAAAAGAAAAAGCCTGAAGCAGTTATACATGACATGAAACGTCTACGCTTCAATGGCACAATGCAAGGCAAAGGCTACACCATGTGGCCACATGCCGACATACACGATCAACAAGAAACTGTATGGACTATTGTTGTTTACCTTAAAGGAGATGGAGGTACAACATTCTACAAAGAAAAGAACGGTGACTTATTAACAACCGTTGACTTCAAACCTAACAGAGCAGTAATGTTTCCAAGCATGTATTGGCACAGAGCCGAATCGCCCCGTAAGAACTATTTTCGTACCAGTTTGGGAATAGTATATATGATAGACTAATAGTCTATTAGAACACGTTTAGTTACGCCTGGCATTTCGCCTTCACGTGGCATAATCTGTTTGTCTTTTGTTTGCTTCTCTTGTGGATCAACCCAAGGACCAAAGTTACTTCCGCTTAGGAAGAAACAAATGTTCTCTGCTTCACCAAAAGATACAATGTAACTCCACGTACCTGTTGTAACGTTAACTGTGATTGTACCTTTGCCTGACAACACTTGACCTTGTGGAGTTCTAAACATAACGTCCATAGAAGCAAATGGTGTTTCGGCATACTTGGCTACAATGTCTGGCATCAACAATTCTGCTGGGCCACAGTCAACCATGATAGGAAGTCTACTAATCATTTGTTCAGGAATCATAGGACCTTCTAAACCTTTAGGTGGTGTCACCTCAGGTTCAATGGTACTGCTGTCATCTCTCTCAATAGCAAACGATAATGAACTAAACATAGTTGCACTTGCTGTCATTCCTAAGAACAACAACAATGTCATAAGGATTTGTTTTGACTTGTTTAACATACTAATATTTACCTTAATTACAGGTAACTTTCAACCTGTTCCGAACTAACTTTCTTAATACAGTCCATCCAACCCGCTTTTCCTTCCTTAGTAAAGAACATATGAGGATCGGGTGTGCTAATTTGCAACCAACTGCCGTAGTGTATTTCCATTGCAAGTTGTCTTGGGTGCCATGTACTTACACCAGACATCATTTTATAATCCTTTGGACAGTTACCCATTAGCAACTTCTCTATCATTAGTTTGTCGCTACTAACTGCAAGGTTGTGTGCTACTTGATGTGTGTTTGTGCTTTGCCACTCATTAGAGTGTAACAACACAAGGCTTTCTTGTCCTACTGGACCACCTGTGTATAGTTTTTGTTGATTGTCTATTAATGAATGTTCGTGTTGAAACTTTGTTAAACGACATGCATCTGCTATAGTTAACTTAGACGGCTTGTTAAGAACAAGTCCAAATATGGTTTCGTCCTTTTCCTCGTATATGAATACAACACTTTGTCTGAACATTTTATCACTGTCGAGTGCCGGTGTTGCTACGAGAATCTTACCGCGGTATAGTTGATGTGTCATATGTTAGGACCAATCAGGAAGTGGCCCACCATACTTCTTTCCCTTGATCTTCTTGCCGCCCACAGTCTTACGTGTGTCGCCAACCTTGTGACTTTTCTTACCCTCACGTCTTCTGTAACCTTGGCTCTTGCAAGAAGATAAAGCAGACGCACCAAGTGATGAATTAGAGCGTGAACTCTTACATAACTTGGCACTTGCTTTTGCTTCTTCTAAAGCATCAATGGAAATATCTTTTAATAACATACTATCTATATTTATCCGCCGTTGACTCATACTCGTCTTCATTCGACGACTCAAGTATTCTAAATGTTAACGCCTTTCGTGGTCCTCTTGTTGTGTTAATAGATACATCTCCGCTTTTGGGAAAGTATTCTATCTTGGTAATCTTTGCGATGTCGTCATGTTTGCCGACTGCAATCTCTTGTCCTACTGCTAAATTTAATTGTAATTGTCTGAGGTTTGCCATTGGATATCTCCTTTGTGACACATTCTGTGATGCTGAGTAGCATACAAATATTTATGTAAGGCCCCGCTGTACAATGTACAAACTTATCGATTATGCAGGATTAGGAATAAACTCTGGGTTGTGAATATAGCATACCGTCTTTTTAGGCACGTATGTTACGAGTAACACCTTATCTTTGTCCGGGTGATTGTGTACATGACCTTTAAAAGCACTCTCATGTGGCTTGACCTGTATAGGATACTTGCCTGCCCACCCGTCAATGCCCTGTGATTCTTCCTTGGCTGTACTAAATCTATATGGTAGGTTGTAGTAGTCTGCAACAACTCTTACTGCTACTTCTTCTCCACCCATACCCATGTGAGTCTTATTGTACACCACTTCCTTTACATAGTCTATACACATGTCTTTGGTAATACCACCTACTTGCATTTTGCATACCATGTCATAGATCTTCACTCCGGCCGTCACTAACCCTTCACTGCCATGCTCACTATTATAATAGTCTGTCCACTCCGTCAGTGTTCCCTTAATACCTTCACTACGCATTTTTAACCATGTGTCTTTACAATGTCCTACGAATTGTGATCTGAAGGCCTGTGAATTTTGACCTGCAATGTTTAGAATTTGTGTAGAGTATTTTGGCCACTCTCGTCTTGTTGGAGTGATGATGTTCTTGTAATGTCGTCCAGTCAACTTAATCATGACTGTGGCTCCTGTCATTGTTTCCATTGTTCTTATAATAACACAGGAAACCAAAAAAGTCAACCATCTTTTTACAAAGGCCCCGCTGTAGCATATCATAAATATTTACATGAGATATCAACTATGCAAAGACGATATTGGCAACTTCCTAATTGTAGATTCCTACACAGATTTAATCATCTCCAAGGTCAAGAATGAACGAACGGCTATTTTGGTGACGCAAAAAATCAATAAAAACGATAACAAAGAAAGAAATTCTGCCAATTTCCATTGACAAATACATTTAATGATACTATATTAGTATTATGAATGGCAAGGAAAGACCAAACATATTCGTGGCAAGTCTCTTAGAGAGCGGAGTCAGAGGGTGTGCATATTATGGACTATTTAGATATAGTGATGATATGATGATACAGGTCATTGTTATTCTATTAGGCATTGCAGAAATAATAAAATTATATAAGGACTCACTATGTTCAAATCACTAAGGCATCTTTCACTATGGCTTTCACTAATAGTTCTCACTACAGGTTGCTCTGTCACTAAGAACAATGAATGGCTGATGGGGTCAATACAGGCAGATTCACTACAGGAACCATGCATCAAATGTAATGAGGATTGGATCTTTATTCAGAATGAACCTTTCGGGGCTCAATATCATTTCAAGCGAGAAGGTTATGTTCCTGGAACAGCCGGCACAGACTCGAGTTGGTCTAATACCGTCCGCTATTAATCTTTCAAAAAATTTTACCAAAATAATCATATTAGGGGTTGACTTTTGATTAGTCTGGCCATATACTATATAGATAATAAGGCAAACAGAGAGGCAAAAAAATATGACGGGCTATGTAATATATCGAACAGATACAACTGAGATCGTAAGTGAGAAAGATTATTCTTACACAGGTCAAATCCATAAAACAGAAGGTCATGCTAAGGCATCCTTAACACGAATCAAAAAGAAATTCGCAGAAGGTTTGAAAAGCAAAAGACCTTATGGCACATTCAAGTTTGAAGGCTTAGGCATTCATGAGAATGGTAAGACAGGTAGACAAGCCGAAGGTGAGTTGACTGGCGAAATGGTTGAGATGAAAATTATCAACACCGATACCTACTTTAATAATATAGAGGCTCAAGAAGAAGTCACTAACATGATGACAGGTAAGAAGTTCAAACAGAGTGTGAACACTCCAGGCTTCATGTCACCAAGTTCAGAAACATATTGGAGTATGTAATGGTAGAGATTTTTATTACATTGGCTGTGGCCAACATTATATTATCGGCGTTAGGACCTCTGTAATGGCAAAGTTCAAACAATCATATCTCAAACCAACATTGTTCAAACCTAAAGGACATCCATGGGAAGGTATTACATGGCCTGTCAAAGGTAGCAAGGGTAATGAATATGATGTGGACTTGACAGAAAAAGGATTCACTTGCACCTGCCCTGGATTCAGTTTCAGAGGCAGATGTAAGCATTCAGAACAAATCTTAAAACAAGTGGAAGGAGTAATGGCATGGGATTAGAAACACATTCAAAGGTAGAAATACACGAAAGATATCATAAGGAAGGTTTGACACCTCCTGCAATTTCGTGGACGAACGGAACGATGTATATCGACACCAACGATCAAAAAGACTTGGACATTATTAAAGATGTAATGTTGAACGAAGTTCTTTCACCTGGATATAAATTAGACTTCAATTGTTTGAAGGCAACAGAAACAGAGCCATGGGACCAATGGGCCATGGACATTTATAAGTAGGAGGCTATATGAAAAAGAAAAGAAATAAACTTGAAAGGAAACTTGACGAGTATAATCACACAATGGAATTGATTAGAACTATTGTACCGATTGCCGTTTTGGTTTTACAAGTCATAATCTTAATGAAGTTGATATAATATGGAAAATTATTTTATATTCATCTCTTATGTAATTGGAACAGCCTTTGGTTATTATTGGGGTAAAGGCAGTGGTAGGCTACAGGGCATCGCAGATTGCATTGAGAATCTTATTGACCAAGGATATTTGAAGTTTCGTGGAACCAAAAGAAATGCTGATATTATTAAGCATGATGAAGAATATTAGGATTTTGGTAAATTAATGGTTGACTTTTATATCAACAGGCCATATACTGTAAAGACAATAAGGCATATTAACAATTAAAAGTGAGGCAAAAAATATGAATAACAATTTGGTAACAAAGGCAAGCGAACTTATCTATCAAATGGATAACGATCAACTCAATCAAGTTATTGAGGCAATCAAACTTAAAAGAAATCACATTGCGACACAGGCTGTCAGATCATTTATGGTTGGCGACATTGTCGGATTCACGGGCAAGTTTGGTAAACAGGTTTCAGGTAAAATTAAAAAGATCAATAAGAAGTATATTATTATTGATTGTGGAACAGACGGACAATGGAGAGTTCCAGGTAATCACCTTACCAAATTGGGTATTGGAGAAGAGGCTTAATGGGTCCTTACTCTGAAGAAAAGCAATTTCAACGAGCAGAGTCTATCAAGGCTCTGCTTGATAACAATCCTCAATTGGATCCACTCTACAAGGCTATGTGGGAAAAGAAATTGAAGAACTTGGCATTGAACGAAAGCCATTACAATTTCAGAGTCAAAAAGATTTATCAAAAACTAAAGAAGGGACTATGGGTAAGGTAAAGAACAAGTCCGGCTGGGACTTCAAAGACCCTAACCGAAAGTCGAATAGAATGAAAAGTATTGAGATGCCAATGCAAAAGGTTATCGAGGCTCGTCATAAGAAGTATGACGAAGTCATAGCAAGAGGCGGAAGCCAAATGCAAGGATTGATTGCGGCATGGGAGATTGTTCCCACTATCAATAAACGTCAACCAACAAAAAGAAGGAGTAAGAAATGAGATTGCTATTAGGAATAGGTATTGGTGTTATCGCCACTTATCTTTATTTCAATCCAGGATCGCAGGACGAAGTGATTGGAACTATTAAAGATGGTATCAATTCAGGTGCGTCGATTGTGAAAGATCTCACTGACAAATAATTGGTTAACATTTAGGTTGACTTTTTATCTGTCTGACATTATAAACAAACTATGACAAATAATTTTTTATATGACGGCACAGACGATAAGACAAGAAGGGAAGAATTCCTTGCAAAGAAGATGAAGGAGTTTTTGAAAAACGGAGGTAAGATAGAAGTTCTTCCACCGTGTATGACTTCAGAAGAATACAATAACATGAAGAAGCCTAAAAGGAAAAAGGCTAAATCAAAATAGAGGGAGAAGTTAAATGCAATTCGCAGACCTAAAATTCGAGCCATTGTATGATGGCGTTCAGGCTATGGTTCCAATCGCAGATCATCAGTTGAGCATTGTAAAGCACAAGATGTCCTATGGTGGCAAGATGGGGCTTTATGAAATCGCTGTCTTTGGTCCTGATGGGGAACAAAAAGAATTGGATGGGATCACCCAACCAGGAGATACTGTGAAAGGCTTTCTGACACAGGACGACTTAATGACTACAATCGACACAATGAAAGGACTATTAAATGCCTAAATTATTTCACTTTGAGTTAGACTCTAACGAGATCTATGAAGTCGTTGCTATGAGCTTCAAAGACGCTTGTATCACCCTGGAAGAAGAATGTCCGGAAGTCAAGCCAAAGAATATCAAAAGCATTACGGAACACGAAAATCCTACTCCGGGTGTAGATACAATCCATTAAAAATAAATCAAAAAAAAGTCAACTTTCTGGTTGACTTTCTTTTCGTTTGAGTCTATAATAATAACATAATTAGAAATTAACTTAATGCTGGAGGGCAACATGGAAAACATTCAAACAACCGCAGAGTTCTTAGAAGAGAACAATACAGCCACTGAAGAAGATAAGAAGTTCTTCGAACAGATGGATTACTTTTCAACTTATGGTAAAGGCTTTGGTGCACAGACTGTCTGGTCAATCTATGACGAAGGCATCCTGTTTGGCAACGATCATCCATTCGGAGAGAATGTGGTCATTAGACATAAATGCGATGTCTTTGGTCCATATGACGTCACAGTTCCTGTCAAAGGTAAAAAGTGGGGTGATATATGGGCGGCCGCAGATAAGGCCATTGTAGAGTCAGACGACTTGCATCACATTTATATCGAAGGCTTTGAAATCAAAGGCAACGAATTAACATTGGTCACAGGATCTTAATATGAATTTATACGACAAGGCCAAAGTATTTTCAATGGCGGCACATGAGGCCATCGGACAGAAAAGAAAATACACCGGCGAGCCATATTACACTCACCCACAGAGGGTGGCTGAAATACTTCAGGGGGTTCAATATACCTTACCTGAAGAGGCTTTCGCCGTGGCCTTGTTGCATGACGTGGTTGAAGATACTGATGTAAATTTACATACCATCGGAGAAGTATTCGGGCCTAAGGTAGAACAAGGTGTGGCCCTATTGACTGATACTCCTACAAGAGAAGGAGGCCCTAACAGAGCAAGAAGAAAAGAGATGGACAGACAAAGACTATCTCAGGCTCCGGGTTGGGTGCAGACTGTAAAGGTTGCTGACATGATAGATAACACCTCTACCATTGTAGAATACGATCCTAAGTTCGCGAAAGTCTATTTGGAAGAAAAAAGATTACTTCTTAAAGAGTTGACTTCAGCAGATCCTATTCTATTAGAACAAGCACAATCTCAAATAAAGGAATAATCATTTGGCAAAGAAGAAACCAGTGCCTGTAGGCACAACTGAAACAGTCGAATCTTTTCTCGCTCGAGGCGGAAAGATTACAATATGTCCATCATGCGAAAGAACACCCGCAGAGGATATCAATTATAAGTGGAAGCCTCAAAGAGGTCGCAAGAAAAAAGAAGATAAAACTGTAGATTCATTTGTAGAGTAAACGGAGGAACACATGGCATACCTTACCTACACCAAAGACCCAATCGGTCGTTTTGTTGAAAAAGACTTTGGCAAGACATTTGAGTATTCAGACAACGATGAGCCTATGAATGTGATGGAAGACTTTCCACACAAGGTTTGGGTTGCATCCGGGCAGATTGGCGGTGACTCTGGGTTTAGGTATGCCCATGTGAAAAAGACTGTGGCCTACATTGTCACGGACGAAGACGAATTTGGATTGCCAGTTATTGAGAAATGGCACATAAAGAACAAGGTCGAATACGATATTCCATTGTTCATAGAGGCACAAAGAACCAATTTATTTGGTAAATTAGGGGTTGACCTTTAGGGGCATTGGTGCTATAGTATAAACATAATAAGGCAAACAGGCATAACAAAGAGAGGCAAACATGGCAACAAGGGCAAGAATAGGTTTAGAACTAAAAGACGGTTCATACATTTCATCATATCAACATTGGGACGGTTATCCAGGTGGGTTAGGTTATACACTAATCGATCATTGGGAGAACTATGACAAGGTTGAAGAAGCAATCAATTTAGGTAATGCTTCATCGTGGAGATTTATGGTTGGCGAGCAGATTGATTTCGACGACAGATCAAATCCTTTACACGAAGTTCAAAATTGTTATTACGGCAGAGACAGAGGT